TACATACGACACCATTTCATTATACGCTTGAAGGAACTCTGCTTTGGAAGCAATCATCGTAAGCAAACTGGATTGCTTCGTTGTGCCTTTCAGTTGATTTAGATCCGTAAATGGCGACGCCTGAAGTTGTGAAAACAGGTCTGCCTTCTGCCCGAGTATCTGCTGTAATTTTGACATGTAAGATTGTAATTTGAATGCGGCTCCTGCGTCCTTCGCATCAATCGGTTTAATGCTTTCGCTTTCGCCCTGAACCTGACGCTTCTCCATATCAAATACGCGTTGCTGTTGTTGGCGATTGTAGTTCTTAACATCATTCATTTCACGAACCCTAACAGCATTAGGAACACGATTAGGAACTGCTCGGTTTGACATAAAGCGTCGTTGGTCGCCCTTTGCCCCGCCTGATGCGCCACCCCTACCCAACAGCCAATCCCTTCCTTCATAATCGCCGTCGCTGTCAAACTCTATTGGCGCGTCAAAGTCAATCGGCTTCCAACCCGTCTCCTCCTGTTTCTTCTTCCTCCTTCTCTCCTTTTCTTCCTGTTTGGACTTTTCCTCTTTCATCTCCTCAATCCTCCGGTCCATGCTTTCTTTTGCTCCTGAATAACTGCTGTCAAAAAACCCTGACCCCCTATTGCCGTTGCCAAATAGAGAAGAAAAAGCAGAACTTGCTAAATTACTCGCCAATCCGCCTAATTCATTTCCCATATCACTCTTGGCAAACTTCTTACCCGCATAAGTCAAACCTTTCATTGCGAGATTTGCCAGCATTCGTTTCTGTTCTTCGGTCATATCGCCGCCTTTCATTTTCGGTGCCATGTGTGTAGTTATGCTTTATAATAATTCAATAGATTAAAATATTATAAAATTGTCGCTAAAATTGTCGCTAAAGATTTACAAAAGTGCGAGAAGGGGGGCGAGTTGTAATGCTGTTGAACCCAAATCGCTCCAAAAATCGCCACCACTCATACCCTTACCCCTGCGTCTGCGTCCGCCTGATGCCCCGCCACCGCTTCCAACATTTGATTTACCGGCAGTATCCGCCATATTGCCGTATGAATAGCGGGGTTGTCCCACTTCGGCACTGACGGCAGGTTCCATAATACCTGATCCAGTCATAGATGTTCCATACTTCTCCTGCGGCAATTGGAGACGATGAGAACCACCAACAGCACGACCACCACTCGTTCCCATACCTGCGAAGATGTCGCCCATAGCATCAGCCATCGCCATATTTCCGTCGTGAGACAATTCGCCGCCTGACATACCACCACCCGACATACCCATACCCACAGAAGAGTTCGCCAATCCATAATCACCCCCACTCATTCCGCCACCCTGTCGCGCCTTAAGATGATTTTTGAGTTGCTTCATCATGGCATAATCTGCGAGTGCTTTCTTCATAAGCATAACCTTTTCATCACGGGGAACATCGGCGGGTCTGCGTCCGCCTAAAAATGCTTCAGCAAGGGGGGCGCTTCCTGACATAAGAGCGAGTTCGCTGCTTACACCGGCATTTCCGCCTGACTGCCCTGCTCCCAAAAAAGGCGCTATAGCACTGACAACCTGCCCGACAGGTTTCATTACAGACATAAAACCATCACCAAAATCGCTCCAAAAATCGCCTCCACTCATTCCGCTTCCATTAAGAGTGCGGTCATCAAGGATGCCGACGAGTTGTTGTTTCAAAGGCACAGCACCACCACTCATTCCACGACCACGCCTTCGTCCTCCTGCCATAGCATTTGGATTATTATCCTTAAATCCCGAAGGAAACCCATCAGTTCCACCCTTACCTTCTAAAACCTGTGTAGTGCGACCGAGAAGTTCAGGCATTCCATAAACACCGGCGCCCTGACCCTTTTTTTTGCGAATACTCGCCATGTATGCTTTTGCTTCAGCAGAACCTTTCACGAGTTTAGGACGCTTTCCGCCTGATTGCCCGAAGCCGAGTGATTGTTTCATAGCGTCAAACATGTTATAACCACTATCAATATCACCTCCACTCATTCCACCACCTGATAGTCCGCTTCCAGTAGCTTTAGAACGGCCAGGCACAACGGAAAACTGACCCGACGCAGAAGCCACATCCGCCAATTCAGCACCACGCCTAACACCGCCAGAATACCCCATACCCTGCGCGACATCGCTAAACGGGCGACCCATACCACAGGAGTTGCCACCCGACATACCGCCTCCCTGATGCGTAGGGCCAGCGTTATACTGGAGTGTATCATTCTTAATATTGGCATAATCGTATAAGCGTTGCGACCTCGCCAAATCACGATTATAAGTAGTATCGTAAGAAGTCATCTATATTGCTTTATAATATTCGGGGAGATTTAAATATTATAAAATTGTCGCTAAATAAACATATTGTTTTTTTTACATACAGGTCAAATGTCTCTTCACACGCCCACCTGAAGTTCCACCGCCTGAAGTTCCACCGCCCGAAGTGCCACCGCCTGAAGCGCCGCCACCACTGGCACCATAACCGAATGCGCCGAGTGCCTGTGAAGCCATAGGAGCAACCTGACCGACAATGCCTGCGACATTCTTAATGGTCTTCATAATGTCATCCCATCCACCACCAACAAGGCGTTTGACATCACTGCCCGACATACCAGGTTGAGATTTGGCAGACAGAACATCACTTCGCGACAGAATTGCCGTGTAGGTCTGCGAAGTTCCACGCTCCAGCACAAAGACACCCGAGTTCATAGTAATCAAGCAAATCTCAAGGTCATTCACAGCGAATGCTTCGTTGGAATAGTTCTCAAAATCCAGCTGGAACTGGAGCTGAAATTGACCGATACTTCCGGCGCTAAAAACATCGTCTAACTCTATGTGGTTTCCCATCTCAAGACACAAGACGGAACCGCAAGTAGCGATCTCGTTGTATCCCTGTGGATACTTTCCAACGGCACCACCAGTGGCAACATGTCCGCTGAACTCCGCCCAAGTTTGATTGGAACCGCTTTCAACAGACATACGCCACAAGTCCCACTGCGTCGCAGAAGACAAGAGACCTGCTTTGTTGTTGAAGTTGATGACTATCTTTGAGATAGGCAAGAAGTGGTCGCTGTCATATAGGGTTTGTTTGCTTACCTGTTTGCGAACACAGATAATCAGTTTATCGGGGATGCTGTTGAGGGAGATGGACTGAGAATTGATGGAAGTGAGTTTGGAAGGAGCGATGACACCGGTTGCCGCGTTCTTTTGTGCTGCCGCCATCAAAGTTCCAATAGGAGACAAATAACGCGGATACTCAGCAAATGGGACACAATTGCGCGCACTGACAAGGTCTGAGGGTTGGCGAGTGTAATACTGGATATACAACTCGGCTTCATCAATCGCCGTAAGAGAACAAGCAAGGTCGGCGTATGCGGGGTTATTGACAGGAACAGCAGGCAGATAAACATTTGCGAGAAGAGCGGATTGAGCGGAGCGGAGGATACGCGAAGTATCACTCGCCAAGTTAAAAACGCAGTTCAAAACCTGAATGCCGTAAAATCCCTGATTGTTGCTCTTCGGGTCGCACCAAATCAAAGGCGACAACATAAAGGGTTCAATCGTCTCAAACTTAATGACGATAGTGCGTGCGACCTGAGTAGGTTGGGCTGTGTCATAAGGGGTGTTGCCGCTAATGGAAAGCAGACGGAAAGACCCGCGTGGCTGGAAGTCCTGATCGTGAGCGACATCATTCCAAGCACCAAGAGGGTTGTTATTGGCGCCAATAGCATCCTGATAGTTGTAATAGCTGTCATACATAGTCGGGCATGTGTTGTTATAACGGGCGAGGTCGCGTCTGTCATTGAAGCGGAGCAACTGGAACAACACATCCTTTTCATTTTGACTAATAGTATTGTTGTTGATGGTGAGCTGGCAGGTGTTAAGAGCAGTTTGAAAGGGGAAAGGTGCTAAACTTTCACTAAACCCATAATTGACGGCGAGGGTGCCATCAGGTGTAGTTCCATTAAGGAATGTCGCATTAATAGTAATCTCCATAACATTCCTTATCATGATGCGTCTCGCGAGGAGGGTGCTTTCACTCGGCGTTTGGATATTGAAAGTAATACTGGAAGTGCTTTTGGAAATAGCGTTGTATTTTGAGGGGGTAATATTCTGCGCCCCCGCGACCACTGCGTAGCGGACGCTGTCGGTGGTGTTGAGAACATCGTAAAGGACCTTAACCTTGCTGAAATCGCTGGAAGACATTGTGTGGCGTTTTATAATATTGACGGAGAAGAAAATATTATAATATTGTCGCTAAATACTTTGCTTATGATGAAATATTGTTGAATGCCTTTTTCCTAAACATAATTTTAAGATGAGCCCCGCATCCGTTCTGTAAATAGAAGTCGTGATAGAACCCATAGACATCTACCCACTGGACGCTGATTTGAATTGCTTGAGATGGTGTATTTCCCTGAAGATCCAACAAACGATATTCGGCGGTTGGTTCATAAATGATATTCGGCAGGTATTCATCACCACGAACCAAATTAACCACGAGGTCGGTAATCTCGTTGCTAATGTTGTTGTTCTGTTGTGCCTGAACTGACACACTTCCGCTAAATATTCGGGGGACACCGATGTTGGATGGAAGGACAGGGATGAGCGATGCTAAAAAGACAACCCTTGCGACAGGACACATAGTCGGGCCTGTGCCGTATTCCTGCTCCATTACTAAAGCGTCCCATACCTGCGTTGGACCGGGTATGCCTGTTGAAAGGGCAGGAGGAACACCAGGAGCATATACCGGAAATGCCCTTTCAAAGTTGGCACCCATTTTGTTATACACTCGCATCATAAAGCTTTCGCCGTTAGGAACAATGTATGAATTGAATACCCATTCAAAACTGCTAAATAGAATGTGAAGGGGAGCGTTGAAGAACAGATTGAGTTTGGCGTTGCTGACTAAAGCGGGTGTCTGTGCGTTATAGGTGGCGGTCGTTGCGTCATAAGCATCGGGGAAGTTATAAGGCGGTGATGCTATATACAAACCTGTTGAAGTTCCACCCTGATTGAATTGTGAATACGGAGCAACAAATGACATCTTACATGTTGCGTCATCCCATCTAAAGAATGGCGGATTATTTACCTGAAAGTCAGCATCGGGAGCAAACCCAGCGGCAACAACAGCGGCGCGTAAATTAGCATAACATCTCGCTAATGTCTCATTAAGCATCGCGATCCATTGCCCCCACGATTGAACCCAATAATATTCGCTGGTTGCCTGTTCTAAAGTCATCGCACCAGGACCGAAAATCACGAGTGGATTTGCGGGGACAAAATTAGGTGGTCGTAGTTGCTGGACCTGACTGACGCCTAAATTAGACCGATGTGGAATATATATAACGGGTTCGGTCTGTATGACGGGGGCGGTTCCTATAGTATCGCTGTAAGCGAGCGTAATTTTGTAGGTGGTCTTATTAGGCCAGAGTGTAT